GTAAGCTCTTTATTAGTATCCCAAGAAAGAATCTTAACGTTACCCTTACCACCTCTAGCATCAACAACTTCTGAACTCTGGCTCAGAGTTGATGTCTTAAGAGTATCCAGATAAAGAACTGGAGCGGAAGGAGCGCCCTTTGAGTCTAACTCGTAGAACATAACGTCAGCGACTTCTTTGATAGCATATTTATCAAGAATAATTGCCATATTATATAGCCTCCTATAATTCTTTTTCGTCTATATTTTTTATCCAATATTTTGGTTTAACTTTTTTACTATCCGCGCCAGCAAGAAGCGCACGTATATCAATATCGTATTCTTCTTTTTGCTGTTCCATTGAAATTAACCAATGAACACACGCATAGCTCATCTCTCCAATATTAAGTGGATTTAATCCAATTCCCATACAACAAATTGCAGCAAGTAAAGTACCTAAAGTTGGTGCTTCTTTTGCTTTCTTTTTTTTAAGTATTTCTTCACTTTGTTTAATTTTCATTTTGTAACGTTTAACGCGCGGGTCCAAATTCTCTTCTTCTGGGTCTGGTGCCTTTTCAGCTTCCGCCCCCATTACCTTACGAATTTGGTTTTGAAAATCAAAATAATTATCTGCTGTAAGTAATCTTGGATTTTCTAAATCTACATCAGGGTCTAATTCATCTTCACTCTTTCCAATTAATAACATTTCAATTTCTGGCACAATTGTTACTGGCTCATGTACAAATTGTTGAAATGCTTCATGTATTTTTTGTCTTACCATCTCATCTTGATGATAATTGATTAACAAATATTGAAAAGGAGTAGGAACCTGCTCAACCCTTTCATCTTGAAGAAATGCTTTGTCTAATTCTTCCTGTGTCATAGTAAAAAGTGATTGGTAAATCGAAAAATCTTTATTACCAATCACATCATTTACTGTAGGGGGATATATCTGACAAATCCCTTGGAAATCAATAGGAAAACCAAGAAAAATTTTATCATCAATCATAAGAAGTTAATATAAAGGTCTGTTCATAGGCAGAAATTTCTTCAGTTAAAAAGTTTAAACTAAAATCTCCACCAGTCATTTTACCCAGACCTTCAATCTTTTTACCATTTAAGGACTTTTGAACTTCCCCCATAATAGCAAAAGGTCTTAAATTTGTATCTTTAATAATCCATTGAGTCATTGGGACAAACACCTCAACACTTATACTAACATTTTTAAACTCATTGTTTGATGCTAGTCCACGCGCCCGCGCGATTCTAACGGCAATAAGTGAGTGGGCTGTTTCTTTTGGCCCCACACGAGGAACTATTTTAACCAACTTGTTAAAAACTTCATTCTCAATTTGTTCCTCAGTTAAATCCTCATGACTCAACGGGTCTTTATCAGTGTAATATAATAACTTAAGTAAGTTTTGATTAGCTAAAAGCCTTTTAATTATATATTGAGCATTAACTCCAATATCAGCACAATTTCTCACAGTCATTGCTTCTTACCTCCATTAATCCAGAAGAAATCATCATCACTATCTTCTTCTGTTTGCTCTGGCGGCGGAGTTAAATCACGAATATATTGTGGGTCTACGGATACAAACTCAACTCCAGGAGTTGATTGAATATCATAACCAGTAACTACATAGGCTTCTTTTAATCTACCTTCACCAACTTCTAAATAATCATCTTTGCGTAAGAACTCATTAACTGGTAATATGAAGAAGCTTAATTTTAGGTTTTCTGTATAGAGAACCTTACTTCTACTTCTAGATTTAAGTTCATCTTTAAGCATGTTATCTTCCTGACCATAGAAATATGCCCAAGAAGTTTGTACATTACCATCTCTATCTTTCCAAGACAGTAAATGAGTCATTTTAAGCATGATATATCTATTATATCCACTAGCTTTCATATCTTCTAAATAATAGATAAGCCAAGGTCGTAATTCATAATCTTTATCTGGAATAAATAAAATTGTTCCATTCGGCATATCTAAATGAACGTCGGTTAATAAATACTGCATTGTTTTTGTTTCGTTCTGACGCATTGGGGTTAATTCACCCTCATAGGTCTTACCCTCATAGTCAAACTCTACGTAATAAACTGACTTCATCAACTGCCTATGGAAGTTTTCTTCCCTTTGACCTTGTAAACGAGACTGGAAATCTACTCCATATCTATTTAACCTCTTTAAATATACTTCTTCATAATATCCCATCTTCTACCTCCGATTGTTTTGAAAGTAAAGACATACAATCGAAAATTGTACTTCTAAAATATTCATAACGTAAATATCTTAAAGAGGAAATTTTATGAAATAGAGTATAATAATTAATAGTTCTTTCTTCAGGTTCAAAACCATAAAGTTCGATAATAATAGAATCTAAGAACTTCTCCCACTCTCTTCCTTTCTCATACTCGCAAAGTAAACCAAATAACTTATTTTTTAAGCTATTTGCATATCCTTCATCCATACCAGGAATATATTTCATTTTATTCTCCTGCCAATTGTCTATATGTAAATGGCTTTCCTTTGCGCGAACGATAATAAATACGTTCTAACTTTAATGCCTTATATTCCTCTCTTTCAAGTAATTGTTTTAACTTATCTATTAAGTTAGCTTGCGAAAAATCTCTTTCAACGTAAAGTGGTTTAACATTCTCCCATGTCATAATAGTTCTATTTAACCACTCACATTTCATGTAAGTTGCAAGTATTTGAATTTCTTCATTGGCTACATTCTCATCAACAAACATATCGTCTTGAATTTCCAAGCTAACCCTAGGAAACTTAAAATAAGGAATCGCCGCATCTAATAAGGAACGCCAATCCATTTCTCTTTCTTCATCTGTCCAATTTAACCATTCGTCTTCTAACATCTTTGATAGAAACGCATCATATACGTCATAGACTGAAGCCATTTTTACCTCTCCTATTTAGCGGCGGCTTGGTCTGCCCTGTTGAGTTCAATTGCCTTCATGATATTGACATCGATGTACTTCTGAATAACTTCAGACTTATCATAATCCATAATTTCATTTGCAATAGCATATGCGGCAAGCTCATTGATTTGCTCGATAGGAAGCTCTTTAATCTTTTCTTTAAATTCTGCCAGCGGCATTACTGTTAAATAACGCTTTCTTTGAGCATCGTTTAAGGTAATAATATTAACTGGCTCTTTTGCATCTTCTGGCTCAAGACCCAATGCGATTTTCACTTCCATATCGTCAATGCCAAGAACTCCATTTCTAAATAAGTTCTCAACTCCAGGACTATACATAGCCTCTTCTAACTGTTCGAAAGGAATCACTGCTGTAGCACCTTTTCTTTCCCAAACACGTCTAAGTCTTATATCTGGCACTGTCAGCACGACTCTTTGCGAAACTAAACTTACAACTTTTACCTTCTTATCCATTTTAAATACTCCTTTTAACTCCTAAGCCATATGTATTCTGCGGGCGGTCGCCTACGGATAAACATAGACGGCTCTATATCGTTAACATAGACGAGCGGCCGCAGTATAAATACAACCTCAACATTTAAAAATAAATATGGGAGGGGACGAACCCCTCCCCTATCTAATCAATTATACGTTTGGATACATTTCCTTATAAGTCTGAAGGATTCCCTCATTCTTATAAATTCCCCAGTTATGATAAGCGAGGATAGCTGTACCCAGCTTTCTATAAGTGTGAATCTCCATGGACTGGTCTGCATTTGTGAAGTCCCAAATCTGTGTGTTACCCTCAAATACAACCTTAACAACTCTCTCACCACCTGTAGGCAGTACATAAGCAAGTTGTGGGTCAATCCAAGTCTCTACATTATTCTCATCAACAAATGATTGCGGAATCTGAACAATCGGAGTTCCTCTGAAGATATTAATGTATCCCTGGTTATGAATAGCATCGATATCTTGTGGATGATATACTCCACCGTAGTTGCCATTAGAAGCAACCGGAACGATAGCATCAGCGCCCATAGCAGCAACGAATTCAGGCGGTGCAAAGATAACAGCACCAGAACCATAACTTCTAACTGTCGAGATGAGCTTCATCATTTCTTGAGGGTCGAAGTCGTTACCAACTGTAACGTTAGCTCTGTTGTTAGCCGGAACACCATGCTGTGTAACAGCAGCGCGCAGTGCTCTTTGAACCTCTTGATAAACCGCATCAGTCTGAGCCTCTGTCAGAATTCCAACGAGTTCAGCCATGTTTTCAGCACCATCAAGCATTCTCTCGAAGTCGATAGAAACGGCTCCGCCGATAGCGTGAGCACTAACTTCAAAAGTACTATTGTCGAGTCTGAAACTCTCATATACACCAGACAGACCAACCTGAGTAAGGAACTTTCTTGCTCTTGCTCTGCCAAGCTTTTGTCTGAACAGAGCCTTCTGGCCTTGTCCTACCTGCTGAACCTCAGCAAAGATACCAACAGCATCGATAACCTTGTTAGGAACGATTTCATCAGCAGCCTCAATTATAATCTCATAAATGTCATATCTGTTCTTCATGAACTGATTGACGGAACCAGCTAACTCTCTGAGTCCTTCGCGAAGAGCATCATCAACGTTCTCTACAGAATAGTTAGTTGGAGCCTGACCCTTAGCCGCATATACAGCTAATTCTTTCATTTCTTTAATAGTCATTCTTCATACCTCCCTATTATGCTTCAAGAACCTGGAACTTCAGAGCAAACTGAGCATCCGGCA